TTACCTCCTTTCTAATATCCCGCTCTTTTTTTCATAACTTCTTCGTTTGCCTTTTGCATATTATAAATAGCGTCACCGAACTGCTTTGCATAGCTGTTTTTAAGACGCAATATGCTTTGCGCTTTGTCCTCAAGCCACTTTTGGCGGTTTTCTCTTTCAAGTTCTTCGGCAACCGCTTTGTTTGCCTCTTTTTCTTGTTGTCTTATTTCTTTTACGGCAATATCCTTCATGGAATTGTCATACCCCTGCGAATAAGCGGCATAATCGCCTTTATATTTATTTTCAAGCCGAAGCGCTTCGTCGGCGTTTTTCTGTACCGCTTCCTTATACCGTATATCTTTTTCAAAATCGTAATCGGACCTGCGTGCGTTTACCGCATCTATTTTCTTTTGATATTTCTCGTCAAGCCCGTTTGCAATATTGAAATAGTATTCAAATTTTTTCTGTGGGTCATTGAATGTTGCCATTTAATTCACGTCCTTTCTCTTATTTATATTCCGGTTATTTTATCCGCCAAAGCAAGAACCATAGCCGCAGTTGGGCTTTTGTCGAAGTCCTTCCAAAGCTCGGGATTTTTTATATACCCTTTTTTCAAAAGATTTTCAAGGTGTATGCCACCCCAATGCTCAAAATTTTCTCCTTCTGTTTCGGCTGTGCTTAAAGTAACGCCGCAAAACTCACATATACCTTTTGCAAGAGCATATGCCGCTTTTTCCGCAAATCCGCCGCCGCACATCATTTTTTCTTCATCGGGATTTGTTATAAACGCCGTTTCTACCAGCACCGCAGGCATTTTGCTTAGGCGAAGCACCGCAAAGTTTTCTTTTCTTGTGCCTCTGTTTGCCGTGCCTATTCCGTTGCAAATATGCCAAAGCAAAATCCCCGCAAGCTTTTCAGCCTGCGCATTTCCGGGGTATGAATACACCTCGCTCCCTTTTGCATCCGGATTTGTAAAGCCGTTGCAATGAATACTTATGAATAAGTCCGCCGCCGTTTTGTTTGCAAGCTCCGCACGTTTTGTAAGCGATACATATTCATCGGTTTCACGGCTCATTCTCACCGAAAACCCGTTATTTATAAGTATTTCTTTCAATTTAAGACCTACTTTAAGTACCACGTCACTTTCTCTTGTACCGTTTATCCCGACTGCACCGGGGTCGCTTCCGCCATGCCCCGGGTCAATAAATATTTTCATTTTTTTGCCCCTTTCTGTCCGCTATGAAAGACTTATTTGTCCTATAAGCGTATCCCCTGAATATATTTTAAGTTTCCTATTGCTCTTGTCAAGTTCAAGCCCTATGTTTTCTCCGCTTTTGTCCGTAACATAAGGTACTTTCAGCTTTAAGTTTTCTTCGCTTACATTTGCTTTAAATTCCTCAAGCTCATTTTCAAGATTGTAAATTCTCTTTTTTGAGTCGTCGGAAAATTCGTTCTCAAGCAGGCTCATATTTATTCGCATTTCCTCCTTTTCGGTAACAGTATTTTATAAGTCTCAGTTTAAGTTTGCCGTTACCGCTTATTCTGTATTTAAATGTCGAACACGGTTTTAAATATATCGGAACCGTAAAAATCTGCCAGCCTTCGTTTACTTCCGACTGTGTGTATTTTTCAAACTCTCCGTAATCTCTCGAGACCTCAACCTTTATATTTCCGCCACCGTCGCCTTCAAACCTAAGTTCCATGCGGTTTATTCCCTCGGCATAAAAGTCCTTTCCGCCGATAAGCACCGAAGTAAGCGACCACGTCTGAACGGTTTTACCGTTATAGCTTAAAAAAGGCAGATTATCCCCCGTAAGCTGAATAAGCTCTCCGCCGCTTGTCAGCCCAAATACTTCACCCGAAACCTCCAAAAGTCTTTTTAACGGGTAATCGGTAACACAGGTCCAGTATCCGCTGTAATAGTTATACTTATATACTAAACCGTCAATCAGCGCATAATATTTACTGCCCTGTCCCATTCCGCATGCATTTTCGGCAAAAAAGCCGAGTTCGTCATTTATATTTACAAATTTCGAGCCGCCGTAAACGTTTATTCCTTCCGTTGTCAGCAAAAACAAAACGCCGTTCACTTCTTTAAGCGATTTTTTGTCTATACAGCCGAGCGAGCGGCTTATATCTTTAACGGTGTACGGTGCTACCGTTCCGTAAATTTCGTAGGTTGCTGTCTTTTTAAATGCAACAACTCTGCCGTTAAGACTTGAAACGGCAGTAAAATCGTTTGAGTCCTCGGTATCTGCCCACCACGCATCGGACGATGTTCCGTCAGACTCTTTAAAAGCAAAAGGATTGGCAAGCTTGGACGCATATATTCTGTTTCCCGAAACGCCCCACATTCTGTTATATACCACAGCAGCATCTGTAAATGCAGGCACATCTTTGTGCCTTACAACAAAACAGTTTGAGCCGCTTACCGTACCAAATGCGCTTGATGAAAGATTGCTTCCTTCCTCCGTCTGTGCTGTAAGCGTCATTTGACCGTTTTCATTTAGCGAAACCGTGAACTTTCCTTCTATTTTCCTTCCGTTTGAAAACAGTTCAACAATATCTCCGACTTCAAAGCCTTCACAATGCTCTTTTCGCCATTCTTCGGTAGCAAAAAAACTGATTGAACCGTAAGCTGTCGAAAAATGACTTGTATTAAGCAACAGCGCAGCAGTCCTGTCCCACTTATATGTTTTCTCGCCATCTGTCATAATCATCTGCGGAATGGCAAATATGTACTTTCCGTACCTTATAAGCTTTGTGTGTTCATATTCTCCGCTCCAACCGATTTTACCGTTAGCGCCGGCGCTTATATCGTCCACATAATTTGCAATCCAACTTCTGTCGGCGTAATTTACATCACTCAAATTAAACGGCAACAGTTCTCCGTTTTTATAAAAACCGCCGCTTCCAATGTAAAAACAGTCCGCAGTGCCGTTTTCGTTTTCAAGCACTATTACATCATCGCCATAGATACTGAACCCATTCTCGGCAACAGAAAAACCGTCGTATGACTCCATAACCGTACCGTCTTTGTTTTCAAACCCGATTATTTCCTCAAAACAGTTTTCCTTTGCGCCTTCTCTTTTGTCAATACCGCCGAATGTTGACAATATTTTTTCGCTTAATTTTGTAACTCTCGGTAATAGTGGCTGCATATAGTCACCCCCTTACCATATATGTATAAGCTGCTTCAGCCCCATTGCCGGTGCTTTGCTCTTATTTGCACGGACAAGCTCATCAAGCAGTTCGTTAAATATATACATATTGTTGTTATATCCTTCATAGTCTTTGTTATAGTAGTCCATCTGCGCCATAATATAGTCAATATAAAGCCTGTCGTAAGGCATACGGGCATTAACTTCCTTTTCGAGCAGTTTTTTAGCTTTACCCACACATGAACCTGTCGAAAAACTGCCTGACGTGTAAAGCACATCGCCGCTTGTGCCGAGTACCTTAACACTTCCGGTAAATACTGTACTTTCGATATAAATTATGTCGCCGCTCACAAATGGGTGCGAATGCATAACAATATTGCTGCCCGAAAAACTGATTGAACCCTCATATTTAGTTCTTACAGCTTCTTCAAAACGCTCACGCAAAACAACTCCAGCCTTAACAGGATCTTCATTCAACCTTTTTGTAAACCCTGCCACTCCGTAAGAATTGCAAATTTTACCGTTTACATAAACCGCTTCAATATCATCCGATGTATAACCTTCGGGCAATTCAATAATTCCTGCCGTTATATATGTTTCTATATATCTGTATTTGTGTATAATTTTACCGCTTACAATACTTTCGCATTGATTATACCAATAAAGCTTTTGTTCGTCTGTACAGTTATTTGGCGCAAGGGAATCAACAAGTTCGAGAATTTTTTCAATTGTCATTTTTTTGTTCCTTTCATTTATAGTGTCACATAAAAAACATTGCTTTTAAATAGCGGCGGCCCGAACTCTCGGACCGCCGCTGTTACATAAATCAGCCGCCGATTTTCTCGGTTTTCTCCGAAAAATCGTGACTAAGCTTTTCGCTGTAAGCGTCCGCCTCCATCTGCTGACGGTATCCGTCTTCAAGTATAAGCTTTATAAATAAAGGTACTTCAACCTGCACTCCACGCTGAATCTGATAATTTTTTCCGTTATATGTTATGGTTACATCATCTTTATAGTTGTTGTTGTCTTTCACAAGAGTGACAGGTACAAGCTGTTTGTAATAATCGCTGTTATCTTTTTCTGTCTTTTTCTTTGTTGCCATAGCTTTTTTCTTCCTTCCTTTATTATCCTTCGTAATTCGGCTCGTCGTAGCTTGAAGTAGACTCAATTCTTACCAAATATTCATCTACAAGAATTTTTGTTGCTGTAAGGGCTTTCCAGCCGGTTGTTGCTCTCTGGTCAAGAGGATCTGCTGTTCCGCCCGAACCAAGCGGCTTAACAATATTTTTAAGACCGCCTTCGTCAATTTCTGTAACACCGTAAGCGTTTGCGCCGAGAATAAGCGTAGAATAAACATTTCTGCCCTCTGCCGCACTCTCTCCGGGATAAATCAAATCATCTTTACTTGGAGCATTTACACCTATTTGTAAATTTTCTCTTGTGGTTATTGTTCCATTTTCTGTTGATACTGTTGCTATAGTATATTTGAAACCGTTTATAAGTATTTTTCTTCCTTTTAAATTGTCAGTATCGTAAATACCACCTTCTACTGTAATAGTCTTGTCCGATACGGATGATATTGTCAATGTCCTTGACCCTTCAACAAGGTCGGGTGCTCTGAATATTTTAGCTTCGCTTGTTTCAACAAAGCGCACTCCGTAAAGTCTGCCTATTTCTCCGTTGTACATATCCTCAGGGTCACAGTAAGTTTTTACGTTTTCCCAAAGAGGGTCATTCATAAGGTCAAAGGCTACATCGGGATGAATAATACCTACATAATATCCGTTTATAGTCTTTGTGTTGTTGCGTTTAAGAGTTCTTACCGCCTTTTTAATATCTTCAACGGTAAGATAGTTGTTACCGCTTTCCTTGCCGCCCACAAGCTGACATCTTGTAATACCGTTTGCGGCATACTGTACGTTTGTTCCTGAGTTCATAACTTCTCTTGCAACAGCGTCAAGCGTTTCGCCCGCCTGCATTGCAAGGATTTCGCCTGCCTCTACAAGCGTGTTGTCAATGCCCGTTGTCTGAACAACATCGGATACTGTTATGTAGTCGCCGTACTGGTCAAGAGAAGCTTCTACCGTACTCCATGTCATACTGTTACCTGTCGGCGTTACACCCTCTGTAAGAGGAGTTGTTGCCTTCGGAAGCGGAGCAAGCTTTCTGAATACTATCCTTTTTCCGCCGTTTTTCGGGATTGTTCTTTTCTGACCGAACTGTGTATGAACAAGTACGGGCTTTGCATTAAGCACAAGGTTTTTGTCATAAAAAGCTCTTACGCTTGCAGGGTTGTTTTCAGATACCTGCACATTAAGGTCCTCACCAAATTTTTCTAAATTCATTTTTATTTCTTTCATTTTCTTTTTCGCCAGCTTATAATCTGACATTCTCTCCTTTTCTCAATCTTTCTTTAATTTTTTTAAGGTCGCCCATGGTCATTTTGTTCGGGTCTATTTCAGCCTTATATCCACCCGAAACAGTCATTCCCACCTCGCCTATTCTGTCCTCACGTGCCTTTACGGCCGCTTTTCCGTGTTCTTCTCCTTCCGCATAGGCCTCGGATATAAGTTCCTCGCACCTTGCAAGCATATATGCCTTTTCAGGGTCAAAGCCTGCAAGAACAGCATTTACGAAGTCCTCATTTTTTTCCATTTCCTTTGCTTCCAGAATTGAATGATTGTTCTTGACGCTGTTTATTGC